ATATCCTGCCAATCTTTACGAACTTCAGTTGTAAATGTTCTTTTAGATTCTATTGACATAGTTTTAGAGTGCAAGTTTCCTGTGAAGCTAACAATAGCATTCGTTAAGTTATGTTTCTCTTAAGTTTCTGTAGCGGTTAGTAAAAGTAATTGTATCCCGTAACAATTAAATAAGTCCAACCTATGATACATACAACGCAGATGCTACTCCGAGCCCGTGCTTTCAGTTGATTTACGCTCCTTTTGTAATTCGTTCCATCTAAGGAACTTTCTAGTTTCTAAATCCCAAAACAATCCTTGATAACAAGCATCGTCTTGAACCTTTGTTTTATTGCTTTTTATATATTTAGCAATTACGTCTTTTAAATTCTTTTCCATTATTTCTTAACTAAACTACCTCCAAAATACATACCAACTATAGCACCTACTAAGTTAGTATCAAGAGGAGTTATTACTAATCCATACATTTGTCGCCATTCCATTATTTCTTTTTCAGGAACAAACAAAAATCCCGGTCTAAATTCTGTGTACCCTACAGTTACTGATACTTCAGGAAAAAAGACAGCTACAACTTTAGGAAATACAACTATAGAAAATATAGCTGTAAGTGCAATGATTCGCCTAGTCCATTGAAAGCCTACGTTCTCATATTCTCTTGCATCTTTAACAGCTTTCTGTTGGAACTTAGCACGTTCCATTAACATAGCTTGATTAGCTTGTTTAGCCTTTATAGACTGCGACCATAAACTCATAATTCCACCAAGTATGGTAGAACCAAGCATGGTAATTATTTCAAATGGAATCCCCATCATCGTCTTTATATATTACTGCCATTAAATCTTCAAACATATTTCTAAAATCTTCTAAAGACATAAAGGGCATGTCCTGTCTTACCTGATGTAAACAGTATTGTCTGTAACATTCTTCTAGTTGATCTTCGAGATACAATATCATTATAGGGTTTTTATTTTAATTTGTCAATAGCTATTACAAAATCTTCAACTCTTACAGGTGTTTGTTCCTTCCATCTAGATTGCCCATTTCTACCAGAACCTGTTGATACTTGTCTTATAGCCTCATCATAGTTTCTATCATATAAAGCTCTATAGGCTGATGGAAACTTATTCATCCATCTTGTACCTAGTTGAAAATTAACTGATCCTAGTGCTATAATAAATTCAGGATCACGTATATTTAATTCTTGCATCTGTTGAGCAGCAGCCTCCCAAGACCTTTGTGCATCTTGATCAAGCCAATTATCTCTAGTACGTTGCGATACTGTATCACCTACATTATACTGTCTACATTCTTCTTGAGTTAAAAGGTGTCCAACACCACATGTAGGCTTGCCTAGTGTGTCAAGGTATACGTAGTCTACGTTACCTTCTCTGTGTTCTAAGTGTTGTAAAAAGTGTTTGTACATTATTTTTTAACTTTAATTTTTTTAAAATATAATAAACCGTCTTTTCTTCTTCCAGTTTTAAAAATGTCAGTACCTATTATTTCCCAAAAAGATTGACCTTCTTTAGTTATGTCATAAATTTCAAGAGGTTTTTTACCAGTTAGAATTTTTTTATTAGTTCCTGCTATTCCTTCAATAGCTTTAGTACCAAAACCTTTTCCTTTAAAATCGTCATAAATTTTTATATCTTGAATACCTTCTATATTTATTCCTTTAGTATAATCTTTACTTTTTGTTACATATACTTCCATTTCTCCAATATAGGTATCCATACCCCCTGAATCTTTTTTATTATTGGTCATAATATCAAAATGAACAGCAGGACTACCTGTTTCTGTATGCTCTCTAAGTATCTTTCTATCTCCACTATATACTTTTGTTTGTCCTCTACTTATAAAAGCTAAATGTTTCCCATCCTCAAATTCTATTGCCCAAAACGGGGGCATCATTCCATCTGCTTTCTTAAATTGAGCTTTTTTATTAGGTTTTAACAATTTTATAGCTTTTGAAACTAAACTACCTGTTGCTTTTTTAACTCTAATAACATCAGGAACTTTTGGAAAAGTATTTAATATTGGTGAAACTTTATTATAAACTGGTAATGTAGAAATAAAACCTCCTAAACCAAGCTTTTCTCTATCTTCTTTTTCTTCTTCAAATAAACCCGAAACAACTGCGAAGCTCTGGTTAGTATTATCTATCTTACGTTCTGTTGGATTATCTTTAACAAAAGGAACAGGATATTTTTTAGAAACTAGACCGCCTTTAACCCTCCTCTTTCTTTTGTCTGCCTGTTCTTTTTTCTTTTTATCTCTCCTTCTTATTTGTGCTCCTCTTTTTTGCTCTTCCTGAAATTGTTTTACTGCTTTTTTATATTTTTTTCTACGAGTTCTTTCACCTTCTGGAGTCACGCCTAGAATTTGAGTAACATATCTTCTTCTTTCAATATCTTTTAAAAATTCTTCAAGTTCAAAAAGTTGTTCAGGGGCTAATGTCTTAATTAAATTTCTGTATGGTACTGTGTTTTTAAAAGCAGCCACTCCCGGAGTTCCCGTTTCTAAAGTCTGTAAAAACATACCCCCTACAGTTGGACCCATTAAGTTAAGTGCTGCTTTTGGAATATTACTACCATACTCAACACTTTCTGACATATTATATGGTAACGCCAACGGACCTCCAAGACCTATAGTATGTAAAACATACCACATCTGATCCCTTGGGTCTCTCTCATCTGACCTTCCTCTTGTTTTTAAAGTTTGGGTAAATGAAGTAGTGTAGTACATTAAAGACCCTACCGCTAAATGTCTAGGAACGGCTGCACCACGCGTCATAGTCATATCTCTAAATGCATTTCTAACAACAGTATTACCGAAAGCTACAGGATAAGAGTAAAGTTGGAAAGCTACTCGCCAAGCCCAATGGTTTGAGAGTAAAAATTTCTGTGCATTTTCTCTGTTCGGAACCATTACAACTTCATTAACAAATCTATCGGCAGAAGATTTTAAATTTTCATAAAAAGGTTCTTCAATTTTACCTCCTGTTTTATGCCACTTAATACCCGCATCAACATCAACACCTAATTGATTAATTTGTGATCTTAATTGTACTGCTTTATTATTATTTTTATTAAAAGCCTCATCTCCCATTTTAGAAAGCTTTTCTAAATTTTCTCTAATTAATAATTTACCCGCATTATAAGAATACATCTGCACGAACTTAGTATATTGATCTAAAAATATTGATCTATAAAATCTATATGTATATTTAGCAGACAGTCCAGTTAGACCCTCCCCATAAGCAGCACTAACAGCTTCAGACAATGCACTAGACATAATTTTATTGTGTTGCTGCATTTCTTTTCTAGTTAAAGTTGGCATTTTATGTTGCCTTACTAAATTTTTAGCTGCTTCAGTACCCTCTTTCCACAATGTTTGATATAATGCTTGTACTCCTACTTTTACATTAGCTTTAAAAATAGGTATAAATAGTTCAGGTAAACTAGAAAGCGTAGCCATTCCTAATTTATTACCCGCTTGAGCAGCGAGTGCAGCACCTGTCCAAGTCTCTTTAAATTTTGAACCTCTTCCCCAAACTCCTGTCATTGATCCTACAAGTGTTCGCAATCTGTTTTCTTCTACTTTTAATGTTCGTAAATTTCCTCTATAATTTACGTTATTTTCAGAAAGTTCACCATCTAATTTTCTAGATATTTTTGAAAATGTGTCATTATTAAAACTATTTAAAATAATGTGATCAATTTCTTCTTGGAAAGTATTATTTAATAATTGGTTTTTTTCTTCTATTGTAAGATTTTTAAATGTAGGGTCGTTGTTTACAATAGTATTGTTGCTTCTTAACCTAGCGTTTCCTTTAATAAGATCATTAAAAGGTATACTTACTTCTTCCATAACTTGTACACCTTCGTCATTTGTAACAAAGTTACCTTCAATATCTTTCTTAGGCATTAAAGCTTTTTCGTTATTGTTTTGCCTAGCTAAAAAATTAGACTTGATATATTTTCTTAAATTTTTATGATATACTAATTCTTTAGATAAACCACGAGCAAGTAAATGTTCTCTTACTGTGTCCAAACCATCTTGTACTGAAGTTTTTTCTATCGTACCTCCAAATATAGGATACCACCATTTATTATTTTGTTCTGTGTCTGTTAAACCTACTGTTCTTTTATTTATTATTTTTTTACTAGTAGTATTTATATATAACCATGTTTGTGCAAATACATCATTATCAAAAAATTCTTTTATTGCATAAGTGTCTAAGTTTATATATTCTCTTTGACCTAAAGAGCCTACAGAAGGGTCTAAATCATCATGGATTTTATTCATTTGTACATGTACAGCTTTCATAGCTTCATTTATATTATCTATTTCTCCATCATCTACTAGCTGTTGTGCATATCTACGTATTCCACCTTGAGCTCTTTGCAACTTAGATAGTTTTAAATGTCTTGGAAAAAAATTAGGAACTTTATTAAAAACAAAACCTTCTTGTATAGCAACTCTCTCTATATCATCGAATAGTTTTCTTAATTTAGCAGCTTCTTTTACAATACTTTCAGGAACATCTGATTTAAAACGACCATGATTCATAAATAAATATAAATCATCATTTAAACGTGTACCATTCTTTAATTCCCAATCTTTCTTTAGACGAAACGTACCTGTCCTATGTTGGTATACTTTTTCTTTTGAGGCTATTTTTTGAATATTATATTTAAAATCTTCTAATCTCCTTGACCAAGAACCCGCAAGGTCGGCTACTTGTTCACTATATTGGCGTATACCATAATCTTTATCATAAGCAACAATAACAGGATCATCTCGCATTCTTTCCAAAGAATCGTTTCTTAAAAGTCTTAACAATTGATAAGTCTTTCCTCCTTGATCAACTCCTGCTTCTTCTAACTCTTTACTAATTTCTCCAAGCTGTTTGCTTTTTGTTGTAGGTTTTTGGAACAGTCTAGTTGTTAAATATCCTTCTTCGTAAACTTTCCACAAACCCCCAACTGTAGGTTTACCGGCTTTTGAATCCTCTTTTAGAACTTGACTAACTGTTTTGTCTGTTATTATAACTCCATCATCAACTATTTCTACATCAACAACATCCTCGTTTAGTATGTGTTCTTCATTTGCTGCCCTTCTTTCAAAATCAGCAACATCTTCAACATGTGTAGGAGTAGGATTATTAGTATTATCTCTTACTTCTCTATTAATTTGAGCAGCTTCTTCAACAGTTATAATTCTAGCATCAGGGTTTCCTTCAGAATTTCCAAATACAGTATCTTCAAATTTCTTACTTTCTCTAGCTTGTGCTATTGCTTCTTGATTTGCTTTTGATTTATCTCTATATCTTACATATTTAGTTGTACCTGCCCCAAAAAGACTACCAATAGTATAACCTATTGGTATTGACATTGCTGTTAATCTAGGATCATATTCTTCATATCCATCAACACCTATTGTATTCCATCTTCTTTGTATTAAATGAGAATCTATACCAGAATAAAGTGCTCCTTCAAGACCTATTACGTTCATGGTACTTGTATAACTTTTAGGATCAATAGGTATTTTAGGAATTTTATTAAGAACAGGAGCAGCTTGACCTATAGTTACGTTGTAACTTTTAGCAGCCATGTTTTTAATTAATTGACGATTAGTTAAATTAACCCCTTGTTGAACAGCTATTTTTTCTGGAAAAGTTGTTCCTGCTGTTAAAAAAACTGCTGCCCAATTAAAAGCATCAGAAAATATTCCTTTAAATATATCACCAGTTAAAGTTAAATTTTCAGAAAGACCTACGTTTTCATATTTATATGTACCATTAGGATTAGTGGTATGAAATTCATTTAAAAGCCAACCATAATTTTCAAGAAATTTTTGAGCTTCTGGATCATCCTTATCTAAAGCAGCTAATTTAGCCATTCTATACATGCTCTTAGTAATATTAAAATCTGGTCCTCTTGCATAATCTATAAAATCATCTGCTGCGTTTGTACCATCTGCATATTCTTTTTTATATATATATCCCATCATTTCAGCAGCACGTTCCTTAACCTCTACGTTATTTTTAAAGTCTGTTATTGTTAATGCGTCAGGATTAAAATATTTATCAACTGATTTTACGTTTTCGTTTCTTCTATAATTTTCTAATGTGCTTTCCCAATTTACATATCTTTTTTCTGTCTTATTATATATCCTTAAAGGCTTATCTTTTGTACCTTCATAATTTTTTAATGTAGTTGCCCAAGGATTAAATATTGTTATAGGTTTATCTTCAGGTTTTAATTTATATATATTTTTATTTTTTTCATAAGGTGCTATCTTTCCCTGATCCTCAAGCTCTTTTGTCCATTTATAACTTTTATCAAGAATTGGAGTTTCTGCCCAAGGGTCTTCAGGAGAAGAATTATAATAATCTTCCCAATATTCTACATCATCCAACCTTTTATTAATATCAGATGTATTAGACTTATTAATACTACTATCAGCAGCACCACTAGCATTAGCTGCTATAGAATTGTTTTCTTTTTCTACAGGAATTATAGGCATTTAATTATTAACTATGGTCCATCTGTTACCTTTTTCGTCAGGAGATTTGGAAAATTGAATTGTATGTTTTCCTATCGTAGCTTTTTGACCATCATCCCACATTTGAGGATTAGGGTCTATTAACGTATCATTTTTATACCAATATATCCTATTCCTATTTAAGTCAAGTAACATTTCTCTTAGTCTATTTTCTGTAATAATAGCATCTTCCTTATGATCTATTAAAATTTCTTGATGTAATGTATCATTTATCCAATTTAACCGAGTTTGATATTCAAAAGAGTCAGAACTTAAAAAAGGTATTTTTTCCTTCCATGAACTTTGATTAGTATTTTCTACCAAACCAAACCTTTGATTAAGAACAGCTTGTTTTATTGCTAACTCAAAATCTCCTTGAGTTACATTATCCTTATAATAGTTAGCATTAGAAAGAACATTAATTCTAAAAGCGTCTTGATCTATGGCATTTAAATTATTATATAATGTATTATAATATTCGCCCCCAACCTTCTCCATAATATTATCAACTATATCTGAGTATTCAAAAAGTAAATCCTCATCAACTAATTCTGTTTCATATCCCTTAATCTCTAATCCAGTTATTATCTGTTGTCTTAAATCTTTTGGAACTCTATTTATATTATAATTAGCCGTTTTCCATATTTCTGCTAGTATGCCAAGCCTTCTAGATAGACTGGTCTCTTTTGTTAATTGAGCATGTACATAATTATCATCTATATAAGCTATTGCTGTTTTGTTTTCTAATTCATTAATCATTGTTGCAGCATCATAAAATATCTCACGAATGTCATCATTAGTATAATCATAATACTTTTTAAAATCTTCAAAATCTTCACTATAATTATATTGTTCTCTTAATTTATTAACCCTTTCTCCGGTTACAGGGAAAAAATAATCAGCAAAATCTTCGGGTCTCTTCTTTAGATCACCCCACGCAGCACTATTAGCTAGGAATCTATTTAATTTTTCTTCTACATCCCTTTTCTTTTGAGATGAGCTCTGTGTACCATCATCATCTGATCGTAGTAATTCTTCAAAATCATAGTCTTGAGCCGTAAGCTTAACAGCCTTTCTTGCAGCCTTTGTAGCCGTAATTATATTGTTTAGTCTTTCCTCTTCCTCTAAATATTTTTCCGTTAAATTAAAATTATTTTTTTGTTCTTTCCTTGTAAGTACATCTAATAAATTATTATTACCTAAATCTTTTTGATCTATTGCTATGTTATATAAAGCTGTATTATATGGTTTGTTAAACATGGTTTGATCTTGAATATCGTCATATAAAATATCTTCTTGTATATTATTAGGATCATTAGCATCATATTTAGTATAAAGCCTGTTCATAACTTTACTTTTATTTGTTAAAAAATTATATTTGCTATTTACTCGTTCTTTAACATTTTCATATAACTCTTTATTGTCACTAACCTTTAAACCCTGCAGAGATGAATAGCGTTTAAGTAATCCTTTGTCTCCTAATTCTCGTCTATAAATTCCCTCTTTTAAATCACCATCTCCAAGATCAGTAAGGTTTTTTATTATTTCATTATGTTCAGTAGTTCGATCAAAAAGATTTTTTAAAGAAGCTTTTTCATCTTCTAAATTAGTTTCAATACGTGACATATTTCTAGTAAGTTCAGCACCCTTACCCTTTGCAATAGCACCTACAATTCTTCCAACAGCTTCTAAAGGATCAGTCTCTGTTCTTTTTTGTATTTTTTTTTGTATATCCCGTCCAACCTTAATTTGATCTGGACCTTTAAATAATGAATCTGCCATATTATATCTCCTTTGCCAATAAGCTCATATTATCTGTTTGATTTATTGGGGTTTGTTTTTGTAACAAACTTTCTATATTCTCAGGAACTTCAAATTCCTCAATTTCTTTTTTTAATTCTGGAACATCTTTAATACTTTCTTCAGTAATATTAGACGATCCTAATTTTAATGCTTGTTTTAATTCATTTAAAGTTTTAACCTGTTCTTCAGGATCACCTTCATCATCATCTTCTTCACCATCATAACCAACAACATCACCAATACCTACTTTTTCAGCTAATGCTAATATCATATAAATTACTGGCTCTATAAGAAGCAACATTAAATCAGGACTAAACTGACCTTTTTGAAATCCTCTATATAAAATTAAATTAGCCATATCTACAACTGGAAAACCAGAAGACAATGCTTCTATTAATGGCATAAAAGTTTCTTCTTTAGTCATCTCAACAAATATTGCCATAGAAGCTTCAGGAACAGTAGTATACTTAGGAGGCTTTTCCCAATCATAAGGGTTTTCTGGACTGTTTGTTAAAGCTTGTCCGGCAATAGGTCTATTAAATCCTGATTCAATTAACTCTAATTTTTCAGGTGTCATAACCTTATTTTCTTCTGTTCTTATAATTGGCATTTTATTCTCCGTTATGATGCGTAGTTAAGACCTATAATATGTGGCATAACAATTCCACTATTCATTTGCTGTCCTAATAATTGAGGACTCATAGTTTGGTTATTTAAAACTCCTAAATAATCTAATGCTATTTGTGTTTTAGGCAATTGTAATTGTAATGGAGCAACAGATGGAGCAGCTAAAGGCATAGGGTCTGCAACTCTAGGCTGATAAACAGTTCCTCCTTCGACCTGAACTTGCTCTCCTCCTCCCATTCCTGCTACTGCTGTTTTTTTAATTCCTCCCCAAGCAGCAGTTCCTAATTTTGTACCTTCTTCTCTTGAGTACCTTATAATATTACCCTTTTTATCTTTTATAGGAACTTGATGACTATATCTTGAACCAACATTTTCAAATGCTACATCTCCTGTAATTTTATAATTAGGGTCGCTTGGGCTAAGTTTATCCTGTCCAAAAAATCCTTTTTCAGGAGAAGTATATACTGTTTGAGCAGAAGCGTCAAAAGATTTTTTCCAATTTTCATATGAGCTTTCTCCCGGTTTAAAAGCTTTTAATTCATCATCAGATAAAGTTGATATTTTATTTTGATATTCTTTATTAAAATCTCTTATTCCTTGAGGGCTTCCTGTTCTAAAAGCAACCTTTCCTTTACCTTGTAGTGATTCTCCAAATTTAGAAATGTTACCTCCCCCAAAATCAGTATCTAATACATTATTTTTAAAACTATCTGAGTATGTATTAAAATCAAACTCACCATTAACTTTTTTAAATACGTCTCTACCTCTTAAGTGTGCTTCATAAGCTAATCCTTTACCCCTAGTAAAATTTAAACCTGAAGTAGTTAGTTTACCTTCTGCGTTAAAAAAATTAGGATTAGCTTGTTTAAAAGCTGCTGCATTATCATAACCTAAAGCTGTTGCTCCTGATTCTGTATTAACCCAACCATTTAATTCTTTATCATTCATTACGCTCATAGACCCTGATTCCATTCCCATAGCACTACGAGTTTTGTCTAACCAACGATCCATTCCTTCTAAAGCATCTCCAACTCCGGGAATTTTTTTAAGAGTTCCATACACAGCATCAGTAACAGAACTATACGCACCCATTACAGAATTTCCAACCTTAACAACTCCTTGCATAATTTTACCAAAAGTTCCAGAAAGACCTCCTGCCCAACTAGAAAAACCAGACCAGACATAAGAGCCAAGCCAAGGCATAGCTATCATCATTCCAATAGTTCCAATAGGTCCAAGTTTACCTAAAAATTTACTAACTCCTGCAAAAACTTTTTTAAATCCTTTACCTATTTTTTTACCTAGCTTTTTAATTCCTTTCCAAACTTTCTTACCTATTTTTCTTAATTTTCCCATTGTTATTCCTTATTTAATTGTTGTTATTATCCACCAGTATCATAATAACTTTTTATCATACTTTCTGCTATACTAACAATTTGATCTATTGTTTTCTTTGATTTTTCAGCAAGAGCAGCTTCGTTTGCTATAGCAGTTGCACGAAGTTGTGTAACTTGTGCTTTCGCATTTTCGGCTGACCTAAAATCATAATCAGCGTTATCTCTTAATTCTTGCCATAAAAAAGACAAAGATTGAGTAGATAGCCCATAAGCATTCATTGCATTTTGCATATTAACTTGGTTTTGTGCTGCGGTATTTATTGTATTAACTTTTCTTCTCCATTCTATATTAGAAGCTTCAACAACCGCAGCATTTTGTGCTTCCCATTGGTTTCTAGCAAAATCTTGTTGTGAGTTAAATTCTTCAACTTGTGTTAATAGCTGAGCATTAAACTTATTCATATCTGCATCTCTATTAGCATCTCTAGCTGCTGCAGAATTTTCTGCTGCCGCATTAAACTGTTTCATAGCATTAGACTGTTGAGCATTAAATTGTTTTGTTTGAGCATTTAAACCCGCCATAAACTGTTGTGTTTGATTCTCAGAAACCATATTCGCATTTCTTGCTGCGTTTTGAGAAGATTGATTACTAAGCAACCTTTGCTGTTCTTGTTGAGCTTTTAAAACATTAGCTTGTTGTAAGTTGTTTAAATTAGCCATGTCAGTTTGTAAGAATGCTTGAGCATTTTGTATCTGAGCTTTTTGGTAAAAATCTGCTTCGGCTAGATTAGCTTGAGACATTAATAATGCATCTTGCACTATTCCCTGTTGCTCAAAAGAAGCTTCTTGTAATCCGACAGTTTGTAAGAATTTACTATTAGATGCTTGCCTTTGAACCTCAGCACTAAAATTTGCCATGTCCATTTGAAAAACATTATTAGCATTCGTTAAAGCTGTTTGTTGTCTTCTTGCTGCATTTGATTCAGATTCCCTAGCTTCAATATCTCTTTGTTGTGTTGCGGCTTGTTGTAAAGCAGTAGCATTAGACTGAGCCATTGGTAACGCAGCTTGTAATATAGCATTAGTTAATTCTGCTCTACCTACAGAAGATGCTGATAATCCTCTAGAAGCTAACATTTGTTCTACTCTACCTACTGCTCCTTGTGCCCATAAAGGTATTTGACCTTCTTCTATACCATCTAATAGTCTACCCATCTGAGCATCTACCAAAGTATCCCTATCAACTCCTGCTATTAATCCTCTTTGTTCTTCTGTAAACTCATCAAGCCTATCTTCTAAGGCTTCTATATCATCTCCAATTTCATTAATTTGATCTTCAGTTAATCCCGCTTTTCTTAATTGTTTTTTAGCTCTTGATAGTTTTCTTAAACTTGATCCTGTATTTAATGCTGCTGTTGCCTTAGCTTCTGGACTTAAACTACCAGTTACTTGTTCTTGTAAAGCACCTACAGGTATTTCTACCTTAGCACTTTCTATTGGAGAAACTCTATCTACATTAGCAGCCTTAGCAAGAGATTCATCTCTAACCTCTCCTTGAGCAGCCAAAACTTCAGGAGATTTATCAATTTGAGAAGCTTCCATTTGGGCTGCTTGTATTTGCTCAGGAGATGTTATTTGCGAAGTGTCCTGAACTGTAGTAACTTTTTCAGGGTCTACTGGTTCTGCTTTAGTTCCTGAAACTATAGTGGGGTCTGCCATTTGAGTTGTACTCATTGGAGTACCTACTTCAGTTTTAACAGCATCTTGTAAAACGGCTGATTCAGGAAGCCTTCCTTCTGCAGCTTGTTCAACTCTAGAAGCAGACCTTTCCATACGTTCTTTATCTTCGGTATATCTTTGTTGCGGTTTTCCTACAGCAGTAGGGGCTTCAATAATTGGTCTAGTAGAAGATTGCACAGGAGTAGTTACACTATCGACAGGCATGTAAGGAACTCTATTGTCTTTAGAATCATCTCTATCTATAGAAGAACCCCCACCAGTAGGTCCATCATCTATATTTTCTGTATCTCTATTTGGAGGACCGGGAGGAACTCTTACAGGCGGGCTTCCGGGAACACGAACATTATCAGGATTTATATTTATTTCTCTTCCTAATTCGGTATCAGTATATTCTATAGGTTGAGGTTCATTTTCTGGAACAGGTTCTTTAAAAAAATCTTGAGGTGGTCTTCCCATTTCAATAGGTTTTGGGGAATTTAATATATTGTCTTCTTCTCTAGACACGGAAAAAGAACCTCCTGTAGGAACATCTCTAATGTCTCTTTCCATAGGTCCTCTTGGACCACCAGTTTGAAAAGCCACACGACCACCTTGACGCATATCTAGACGCTCTGCTTTTTTACCGGCACGATAACGTCTTCTTTTAGCTTTAAGTAGTTTACTTTTCTTTTTATTTTTCTTTGCCATTATTTAACCTCGAACAATTTGTCTAGTTTCTCTTCAATCTTATCTAACGTGTCGAATACTCTGTCCATTCCATCAGATAGTTCTTTTTTGGTAACGTATTCTTTTGCCATTTCTTCTCTTGTTTTATTTAAAAGTATGTCAAGTCTTTTTAACTCTGCTGTGTTAGACCGAATACTGTAAAGTATCGGAGCAACAACCAATGTTAGGAATATATTCCATAATAAAAACATGGTGTATCCTGTTAGTTCCATGTCTGTTTAAATTTTAAGATGGTATTGAATATTCTGTGTCAGCTACTGGTGTTACTACAGGATTTGTAATAACTGAATCAACCTGACTAGCAAACACAACATCCCACTTTGAAGTAGGGCATAAAGCTTCTAATTGAGATTTAGTCCAATCAGCTTTAGCTTTAGCTGTGAAATCACCATCGGCTGCTACAACAATTTTATTAAAAATACTTTTATAATATGTAGCATCTCCTTCAGAATCATTCTCATATGTCATTGCTAAATCCCACTTTTCAACTTTACTATTCTTTTCAAAAGGTATAGCGTTAGTTAGTGTTTTAGTTACTGCCATTTTTATTTCTCCTTATTTAAGTTTTTCTTCTAATTCTTCGACTTTAGCCGAAAGTTCTTTTACTGCATTTACCAAATACCAAGTCATATTATCAGGGTTAACTGAATAACATCCTGTTGATTCTTGGTCAACTATATCTGGTAAAACCTCCATAACTTCTTGTGCAATTACACCAAGTTGCGTGCCTTCTTTATTAATAGCTGCACTTTGAGAAAGTTCAGAGTCAACTTCTTCAGGTAATCTATATTCAAAATTACGAACTCTTACCTGATTAATTTTATCTAATCCTGTATTATTATCTTCAATATTCTTTTTGATTCTTCTATCAGAAGTTGTAGACCAAGCAGATGAATTATTACCTGCATAGTTTCCACCACTACCTGCATTCATAAAACCTGTTGCGTTACCTTTACTTGTACTATTATATCCTATAACAATAGCTGTATCGTGTGAACCACCATCAGCAGTTGTAGATTTACCTATGAAAATATTGTTTCCACCTGTAGTTACAGCATCTCCTGCATCTACACCTATACATATATTTCCACTTGCAGAAGTTATATCTGGTCCTGCTCCTTTTCCTAGAGCTACGTTATCATCTCCTGAAGATAAATTTGTTAATGTACTACCACCTATAGCTGTATTTTGAAACGCTCCTGCTATATTTGCTGTGCTTGCTATATTGTAACCTATAAAAGTATTTTGATACCCTGCTAATGCTCCTGTATTACTATCGGCTACATTCTGTCCAATAGCTATAAGTTGTGATGTACTAGCAGAAGATACAACTGCTCTACCTGCGTAGTTACCTATTGCTAAGTTTCCGTTTGCACCTGTAGTTTGTCTAACTAAAGCATCATAACCAATGGCTATATTATCAGAAGTACCACTTTGAGCAGTAAGTGCTCTATAGCCAATTCCTAAGTTTCTAGTATTGTTTGTTGCAGCTAGTGCTCCATAACCTACTGCTGTATTATCTGCTGCTGTAGTTGATGCTGTTAAAGCATCTTTACCAACTGCTGTATTGTTTGCACCAGTTGTGTTGGCATCTAAAGCTTGTGCCCCTACTGCTACATTTTCTGAACCTGTCGTATTTACCATTAAGGCTTGTTTTCCAACTGCTGTGTTGTTATCTGCACTTGAATTTGTTGCTAAAGCATCTTTACCTACCGCAACATTACTTGAACCAGTTGTATTAGCTTCTAATGAATTATACCCAACAGATGTGTTTGTAGAGCCTGTGGTGGTTGCTTCCGCAGAACCATAACCAACCGCAGTATTGTAGTTACCTGTAGTGTTTGCTGTTAAAGAGTTATAGCCAACTGCTGTGTTATCTTCCCCTGTGGTGTTTGCATCTAAAGCGTATACTCCTACAGCAGTATTTTCTGAACCTGTAGTGTTTGCGTATAAGGCACTTTTACCTACTGCTGTGTTGTTTGAAGCAGTTGTATTAGATTCCATAGCACTATTTCCAATAGCTACATTATTACCTCCTGTGGTGTTTGCGTACAAAGAAGCATAACCAAGAGCATTGTTAGAAGCACCTGTTGTGTTAGCAGTTAAAGAATCAAAACCAACTGCTGTGTTGTTTGAAGCAGTTGTATTTGCTACTAAAGCATCTTTACCTACTGCTGTGTTTCCCGCACCAGTTGAGTTTGCTTTTAAAGCATCCATACCAACTGCGGTGTTGTTATCTGCTGCATTAACTACCAAAGCTTCACTTCCAACGGCTGTATTAGATGCCCCTGTTGATACATCTCTTAACGCTTCTGAACCAATGGCTGTATTGTCGCTGCCTGTTGTTATACTAGTTCCCGCTAAATACCCTACAGCCACAGTATATGCAGCAGTAGTTACTGCTTCACCCGCATCTTTACCTACAGCCACGTTTCCACTACCTGTAGTACTTGCTGTTAAAGCATTATGACCTACGGCTACATTAGACGAAGCAGTTGTAACTGTAGCTAGAGCATTTGCTCCAACCGCAATATTAAGTGTTCCTGTGGTGTTTGCATTTAAAGCCTGATAACCAACTGCTACGTTGTTATCTGCTGTTGAGGCAGCACTTAAAGTTCCATAACCTATTGCTGTATTTGAATCTCCTGTAGTGTTAGCATCTAAAGCATAAGTACCAAAGGCTGAATTAGCTGATCCTGTGGTATTTGCTCCTAGTCCTTGAAACCCTACTGTTGTATTATTATCACCAGTAGTTAAAGCTGCAAAAATATCTATACCTACGCCTGTATTGTTATCAGCAGAACTAATAGTTCCTGTAGTAGCATCTCCAATCATTATAGATGCAGTACCAAAAGTCTTAGCATCTGATAAACCATTTACGTTAGAAGCTCCACCACTTCCTGCATCTTCCCAAGCTACACCACTTCCAGTTGAAGTAAGTACTTGTCCATCACTACCTTGTGCTCCACCTATTGTTAGGTTATCGGTTTCTAATGTTCCATCAATATCTACGTCACCACTTATATCTA